ACTTGCTAATACGTCTGTTTTTCCCCATAGTGCCATTTTAGTTCTCCTAGTTTGGGTTTTGTAATTCTATTTATATTATGCTGTTGCGGGTTTGTTATTTTCTCTTGCTGCTGCTTTAGCTGCAACCACTCTCGCTTTAGCATCCCTAATGCGTTTACGATCTGCATTTTTCTTCTCAATTGCATCCGCTTTTTTCTCAGCAGCATCAGCTCTACCTGAAGCAGACATTCTGTTAGCACCTTTTTTAGCTAACCGAGCTGCACCTACAACAGATTTAGCACCTATTTTAAATGCACCACCAATTGCTTTACCGATTAACTCATTAAGTTCTTCTTCGGTAAGTTCATTAATATCAATGTCTTGCGATTCTGCATATTCTATAATATACATATCTGAAATGTGGTCTTTAAAATTTTGCATAGGGTTGCCTTTTTTCTTATATTTATTTAACTATCTACTTTAGCACCAGCACGCCATTGGTAGCATGACCAATATTTTGCTTTCCATTTAGGACCTGGATTATCACATCCATGTCTAGCTCTAAATGATGCACGACGCTTTGGGTCGTCTCTTTTAATAGATAAATTAGGATCACCAAAACGAACTACAACAACATTTCCTTTTTCGTTTTTAACATATACTTTAAATTTCTTATTAGGATTTTCAGAAGTTCTAATAGGATCGTTGAGTTTTACTTTGCGTCCTTCAAACTCTGACTCCTCAACTACTAAATCTTCGTATAGATCACATTCCTCACAAATTTGATCAATGCGTTCTTCTGTATATCTTTTAAAATTATCCACCGAACTCGTGCCCCGCTACTCGTTTCATTTGTTTATTAAATTCAGCCTGCGATGGCTTTTCTTTGTATAGCTTAATAGAAATGTTTGGTCTATCTTTGCCTTTAATACGCCAATTATGTCCGGCTTCTTTATGTTCAGGTTTAGTTGTTTTTACAACACGGCGCTTATAACCAGCTTCCCATGTTTCTGAACCTTCACAAAACTGTTTAAATGTTTTCATTTCATTAACCTTTTTATTGTAGCTAAGGCTTTCTTGCCATCTGGATGGTTTGGATTAATACTTACTTCTTCTCCATTAGTAAAGTCTGCTATATTAGTTGCTTTACCGAGATCTTTAATTGCATTGTGTAATGGATCTTTGGGATCAAAACTACGTTCAAAATCTGGCTTGCCACGTAACTCTACCCATTTCTTATCACCCTTGTTCCACATCTTAAGTACACCCATGTTTTTGTCACGGATATACTTAAGCTTAACACCTTCAGAAATGTATTGGCTAAACCTTATCATTTCTTATCTTCCATTGGAGTGTCTTTTTTATATTTTTTAGTTAATTCAGGAGTGCCTTGCTCACCTGCTCCAGCAACCTCGTTTACCATATCAAGGTTTGACATGATAGCATCAAGGTCTTCACTAAAAGATTCTTGAGCTCTTTTAATAGCTTCAGGAGTTGGTGCGCCTTCTTCACCTTTTTTTCTCATCTTTTCGCCGCGAGCTCTTTTAGCATGTATGTTTGCCCATAAGCCATTCTTTTCTTCAATTGATTCTCCACGTAATGCTTTAACTGTTTTCTTAGTAGCATTACGATCAGCCATTTTCAAACCTTTTTCACGCTTAGCACGAGTTTTAAGATCTGCGGAATGGTCGCCTTTACGAAGAATATTTGCTACCGCAGAATTAGTGGCTTTGTCTTTGCTTGTCTTAGCTTTATTTCTATAGCTGTTCATAGCCTTTGGAGTATCAAGTACTTCGTCAAGTTCAACTTCTTCCTTACGTACTTTAGCAGCTAAGTCTTTATCAGCTTTGCCCCATGTACCAGATGATTTAGTAATAAATGAATTTACTCGAGCATGTCCCCATTGTTCAGGGGTTGTTCCTGGGCGGTGACCTGTTTTCCATGCAGCAACACCTCGGTTGTAAACCTGGCGAAGAACACCAGCTGGCATACCGGATTTTTCTGCTTTACTTTTTAGAGACTTTCCAGCGGCATCTTCGGAAAGATTTTCTTCACCACATGTACATGGATCGCAACTGCATTGGCCGCACACCCAATCTTCTTTAATGAATTGACTAAATGAACGCATTTCAGTTTCCTCTGTTATAAAATCTTCAGTTGAATTTGCTAAATCTTTAATGTCGCCAAGATCTAAATCTTCTTGTACTTTTGGTTTATACATCTTAAAACGTTTATCAAATTTAACTTTGTTATTTTTATCCATTAACATATGTGGTTTTTTACTAATTCTTTGGCCCCACATTGCTTCGTCTAAACCTTCAACAAGGTCTTCCCATACAAGCTCTTCAATGTAACCCATTGCCCGTGCTTTTTTAGTATGCTTTGATTCTTTTGTTTTAGCTTCTTTATCACCTGGTGCTGGCTTATAAGCTGAAGCATCGTCATCAGCCTTTTTAGCATTGCGATCAAAGTGGCGTTCACGATCATCTCTTTTTTCTTTTTCAACGCCTTTGAAATATGCTCCAGTTGTTTCAGTTACTTCTTCTTGTTTTGAAGAACCACCTTTAGCTAGATTTAAACGACGTTCTCTTTCAGCAGTTTTTACTTTTGGTAAAAGCTTTTTAGCAATTGCATCGATACGCTGTTTACTTACTTTTTCAATACGCTTATCGATAACTTCCTTTTCACCAGCAGACATGTCAGCATATCTTCTTGACTTAGAAAACTTTGTTTTAAGAATATTAATAGCTGCCTTACGTGCTCTCTTTTTAAGAACCTCCATAGATGCAGTTTTTCTCTTAGCCTTTTCTCTACCACGAGCAATTTTAAATCTAGCTTTTTTCATTGCCAGACCTCTTTTACGTCTTTGTTGACGTGATAAAGCTTCATCTAAGTTTGATTCTTCTGTCATTTGAGTGCCTTTATTTACTAACGCTGCAATTTTCTCGGCGTCGCCTTTTAATTTTTTCGGTAAGTTTGCAGTAAATTTTTTCATGTCTGTCTTAGCGTATCCACGCATTTTAGTACCTGAGATCCCTGATACATCATCGGCATCCGCATCTCTTTGGCCTGCTGACACGATTTTAAGTTCGCTGAATTTATATTCTTTTCCATTGTACTTATTTAATGTATTGTTAAACTCTTTGACTCTATCAGATCCAGCCACCAATACAACTCTATCAAACTGCTTATCAAGTAGTTTAAGTAATTGTATGATAGTTTTTGCTGGAGATTTCTTAACAATGGGACCAAAAGCTTTTTGAGCAAATTTGATTTTATCATCATATGCTAATGGATCTTTATTAACCGCACCTTTGCCGGTTTTAGATTTTGCTCCTTGGCTATGTGATAAGTAAATTTGTGGAGTACCTTTTTCGGTCTTAGCCACATCAATAACTTTCTTAACGAGCATTTCGTGACCTGCAGTCATAGGATTCATACGACCCCATGCAATAACTACAGTTCCCGCTTTAGCTTCATCGAGAACAGGTTCAGTATTGATATACTTACTTCCGTCGAACTCTTTAAAACCTTTAACTTTTTTCTTTTTGTCTGGCTTAGCCATACTAATTGTCCCGTGTTTGTACAAACATATATGTGTTTATTTATAATTTCTTTGAAAAGAAGGTATGAAATCATAGTTTCTAGCAGCCGATTTACCCCAAATAGTTGACTCTCTAAGCCATCCCATCGCAGGAGTGGGCGACATGATTGATAAAGGTATCTCAGTACGGCGTTGTCCTAATATAAAATAGTCATTATCAACTGCACTTCTAATACCTTTTTGTTCTATTTCTTTAATCAACTTAATAGCAGTGGATTTAGTCATTGCATATGCATGAGCACCTTCGTGTCCTTTAATATCAATAATAGTTTTAGGAGGTCCAGCCTTTATCCAATCATATCTTTTAGGATCATTTAGTTTATACCCAAGTACTACTATTCTATTTTCAGGTATATTTAAACTAATTGGCTGCAGCATAATAGCATCATGCTCAAGTACTACCGCAGCTTGGTCCGGTCCTTCAGCAATCTTTTTCCAAATACCAAAGTGACCTGCTGTACAGCACATTGCCTTTTGGCCATTTTGAGTATTTTCCATTAACCTATATGGTTCGGTAGGTAAGTTTTTAATTCCTAGTTGACCAAAGGCCATTTTACCAGTTTGCTTATGGAACCCATTAAAGTATTCCCAAGGCAATCCTACATTGTCACACGATTGCGCAGCAATAGCAGCATATTGATTAGATATAGGTGTATCAATTTTTAAAATATGTGCTTTAGTAACCCACATTAGTTAGCCTTTCAACTCATTATATGTTTCAAAATCGGGTGCAAATACTTCTAGCATCTTATCCATAATTTCACTATCAAATGTTATTTCGTTTTCTCGAGCTTTTCTAAAGTTTGATTTATGGCTTGGAAGAGGATGTTCTATTTTAATTTGTAATTGTTTCATCAATTCAATTACTTTATAGTTTAAGTCTTCATATAACCAAAACTCTCCAATGTATTTATCACCAAGCTTTAAAAAGTCTGATTGTTTAATAGCAGAATTTGGTTCACCTTGGAAGTATCCATTAGGAGCCCATGCTTTATAATGGTTCAAATTCAAAGGCTGCCCACGACCTTTCCATTTACCATAGAAGTAAAAGAAACTTTTTTGTCTATCAACTGGATCTCTTATAACTGATACCACTTTATATGCGTTTGCTTGTTCCTCGGTAATCAAATTCTCTTTAATTAGATCTTCTATTGTAAAGTGATAGAATTTATAATTTGCTGAATACTTAGCTATTAAATTAGGAGAAACAGTTCCCGGTATTCTTGAATCTTCAACCGGTGTATATACTGCGCTTGGGTCAGGAATGTTTCTAATAAAGAACTCTGATAATGATGAGCTGCCTGTTTTAGGACTTCTTAGGTAAATCAATTTATATTTGTGCGATATATACATTACACTCCCTTTCCATAATCAATACTATTTGCGTGGCCGGTTGATCCCCATTTGTGGTCGGCATATACTTTATCAGGTCCATCATACCTTTTAGCTCCACCAATATAATATAAAGGAATAAAATAATGTGAAGGCCAAATTGTAAGCATTTCCCTGAATTGAGGAATGTGTTGAGCTAAAAACATATTACCCGTAGACCTAAAAGGTTCTGGTGATAAGTGCTCAGGTCTTACTTTATGTAATGTTTCAATAACATGTCTAACGAAAACATTTTCTGGATTAGCAGCCATAATTGGTTGAATAAAATTATGCCTACCTTTTTCGTTCTCATAACAAGAATAAGCATGGTTTTCTGGTGCAGTAAATAACTCATCAGTATTTTCTAAACAAGTCATATCAGCTTCAGGCCAAAACCCTCCACGCTCATATAATAGTTCATATCTAATAAGATCTGATACGCCTGGCCATTTACGTGTATTATAATAATGTTCAATCAAGTGTGAATTAAACCACTTACGTGATCGTAACATTTCATCTGTAAATATAGAATATTCCCACTCAGGATGTTTATCACGCCAAGTGTGCATCCACTGCAATGGAGCGGGTTTTGGACCAATCCATATTTGACTGAGTTTCTTTTCGATGTTCATTACTTTTGAATCCACCAAATGAAGTCATCTTCAACAAACCAAGAGTTTTCACCATAAAATTCAGTAACAGCTCTTTGTACGGTTGGAAAATGAATATCATGCCCAAACACAATACCGCCTTCTCGTACCTTACTATCCCAAGCTTTAATATCTCGTAAACATCCCTCGTATCCATGGTCGGCATCAATAAAAATAAAATCAAGTGAACCATCCTCTACTTCATTACAAGCATTGGTTGTATAGTCTTTAACGATTTTTGTACGGTTTGGAAAATGACTGCTAAATTTAAGCATGTTTTGATAATAAGAATTATGATCCCATGCGTGTCCATGTTCGCCTGGAGTCCATTTTTCTGGACCATTATTATCTGGTTGTGCTTCATATAAATCTACACCGATCATATGAAGGTTAGGACAGTTTTGAATTAAAAACCTGTAATTAACACCGTCATGAATACCAAGTTCTGCGCCTTTAGTAAATCCATTGCTGTTAACAAAATTGGCTAAGGTTTGCCATCTATAAACGTTACCACCGTCGTGGCCTCTATCACGTATTCTTCCCATAATCTCTCTCCATTAAATCAAAAAAGGTAGACTTTCGCCTACCTTAGTATTTATATGGATTTTAAAAGTGGCTATTTGCCGCCTTTTTTCTTTTCGCCTTTAGGCCTTGTATAGGTGTGATCCGGATCTAGCATTAGTAACTTGGATACATCTTGTTTTTGAACTCAGAAATTTCATCAGCTTTTTCATACATGCCTTTGTTTCTTAGTTCTCTAATTGCCATACAGTAGCTGCGGTATTCCATTGCTTTCATAAACTTCTTAATCATGCATTGTCTCCTAACATCAAGCGTTTTGCTTCTGCGTGGTAGCCTTGACGTGATAGTTCAGCTGCTGCTCTTGCTCTACCTGCTGATTCGCCAAATGCCCATACACCCATTGCAAATGCAACTAAGAATTTGCCAATGACTTTAATAAATTTTGGTGCTGATACTGGTGTGTTTCCTACCGCTTCCATTATACCCAACCTCGCAAATTGTTATTTGCTCTTACATTTTCAATGGTATCTTTAGAACGTGCGATAGTGTAAATATCTCCGCGAGTAATTCCAATATCATCTAACTCTGCAGTTGATAGTTTTTGTAACGCTTTTTCTGTTTCGCGAATTGCTTTTTGTTGAATTCTTTTTTCGTTTACTGATTTCATAAAATCCATGAAACCTTCAACACCTTGTGTTAAAAAGCTGTGGGCTGTAAGGATAGCTTGTGACATTTTTTCGTTTCCTCTAATATATGTGTATGTTGTATGATCCGATCCTAGACCGTATGCCTAGGTTTAATCCTTTTTACAAATATATTTATTAAGGAAATAGGTAAACAAGGGTTACCAATTTGATATAGCCGGTAGTCACTAGTGTCATATGTGACACTCTGTCTTAGCTATATCCACTGACCTTAGTCAATTTCATTATGCAATGGAATTCTCCATCACCTATAATTCTTATATCTCTATCTGAGTATACATCATCTACAAAGCCAGTATATTCGTGAGAACTTGAGTTTACAAGATAGTAATGACCGTGCGCAGTTGCGCCATTCCATCGTGAGATGTCTATGTGTTTATTGTGTTTGCAACCCCAAAAGATTTCTTTAATAGTTACTGAAGCCGTACCTGCATCAAATGTTTCGCCATCGGCAATAAGGTCTGACAAAGCCACATCAACTGTATCGCCAGATGAGTCTGTTACATATACTTTGATTACTGCTTCTGTACGAGATCGTTTAAGGTAGTGTATGTTTGCCATTAGATTTTACCGTCAT